TCAGGCTGCGATGGAAAGCAACTGGTCGAACAGCCGCACTGTCATCCTGCCGGTTCCACGAACTGACCGTGCCTCATGATAGCATGCCTTGCTGCAGTATTTCGGCGCAGGGCGCTGCTTTGTAGGCATTCGCTCCGGCTGGAACAAATGGCCACAACATTGGCATTGTAGGGTCGGCACCACCTTGCGCTGTGCCTCACTGGCACAGCTCCTGCCGCAATATTGGGCGCTCGCATATCGAGGCCTGAACTTGGTTCCACACGTTGCGCAAGCCCTTTCATGGTGTTTCCGACTGGCCGCATGCTGGCAGGCCTTAGAACAGAAACGGCGTGAGGCGTCTGGCGTAAGAGGTCGAAACGGCTTTGCGCATTGTACGCAACGCTTGGGTGGGATCTTCGAGCGTTGGATAGCTGCCCAGGCCGCGTCATAGGCTTCGTCGGCTCGCACACGTCGTTCAAAGTCGCGGTGTTCGAGGGAACTTCTGGCGCAGAGATCGGAGCAATAACCCTTACGGCCGGGCTGGATCATGTCCTCGGGCAGTGCCCGTGCGCACCACTGGCAATGTTCATTGTCTATGACGTAGTGGCGCTGGCCTTCCTCCCATGTCGGCCTGCGATAGCCCAAGGCCTTGAACGCATCTCCGACGATAGAGCGGGCGTCGGCGTCGGATGGTCCCCACGGATGGCCGGTAAGGACCAAAGACGTGCGCAACGCATAGACGGTGTTGGCCTCATGCTCGAACGGGCTCGAAGTCCAATAGCGAATGAACGTCCTCGCCCGCGAGGCGACATTCTTGCGGTCTTTGCCAGTCAGGACTTTGGGAAGCGTCACGGGCTTGTTGTTGCCGTGCCGATATCGGCTCCACTCCTGGTTAAAGCTCTTTGTCCCATAGGTTGGCCGAAAGTTCTTGGTCATTTCACCACCCCGCCGCTGAAAAGGCCGCGTCCAAGTTTGCAGGCGTTGCCGGGGCCGATGGCGCCTCACTGTCTCGCTTAGCGTAAACGCCCTCTATCCAAGCATCATCCATCGCCCTGATGAGCTGCACATGACGCGGCTCTAGTGGCCATCGGTTGAGCCTCGCCCAGCTTTCAATCTCGCTGAACTGGATAGGGTTCGGTCCTGCCGGCCCCATGGTGCGAGCATTGGATAGCTCGGTGAACATGGTCCAGAACAGGCGGCCCGCTTCGGACACAAGCACCCTCTCTTGATCTGCAGCAGGTGTTTTGAAGGCCCGAATGAGCTGGCGCTCAAGGCGCTTGAAGCTTGCGATCACCATTTTGGTGCGCCTCCAGAGACTTCGTCGCGATACCGTTGTGCGCCCATCTTCGCGATCTCCGGCGCCGTTGCTTGCACGATCTGAACCGTCTGGTTTTTAGCCTTGGCAAGCAAACGACCCTCCAAGCCCTCGCCAAGCTCAATCACCACGGTACTGGTGCCACCCGATGACGGGGATCGGCCAGCGTTCATGGCTTCCAGCTGCGGACGGAACCGGGCCGCGTGCGGGGCTTTGACCACATACTCTTGACCATGGACCACACCCGCCGCCTGAGAGCGACCACCTGAGCCGGTCCAGCCGCCTGATGAAAACCCTCGCGGCGATGGGAACAGCGCACTCATTAGCCCGCCCGATGAACCTCCGAACGCGGCCGCAAAAGGGCCACGACCGAAGATAGCGCTTTGTAGGGCTGCATCTGCAATGGACAGAGCCAGTCGCTTGATCGCGTCCTCGGCTGACTGTGCGCCGGCTACCACGTCCATCAAGCCCGTGATGGCATTGTCGGCCATGTACTCCATGGCGTTGCGGTTGGCCTCATGCGCCGCTGCCGTGGCCTCCAGGGCCGCACGTTCTTCATCGCGAAGCTGGATAAGCCCAGTGATGCGTGCCCGCTCTTCGTCCGTTGCATCGGCCCCGGCCTGGCGAAGGGCCGTCATCACGTCCATCTCAGTCTGAGACTTGCCCACCGTCGCCAACTCGAACTCAAGCTCAGAGATGAGCGCCCTTACGGCATCTGTCTGTTCGCGCACCGCGCGCGTTGCCGATCCCCGATTACCTCCGGCGGTGTTCCCTAGTGCGGTTGGAGTAAACTCAGGCGTTGTGAATGACGGGGTCTGACGGCCTTGGAGGATTCCCGCGATCTGATCGCGTTCAGCGCGCATGTCGCCAAGCTCTCGCCTGATCTGCGTGACCATAGAGCCTTGCGTCGTGCCCTGCATTGTCGCGTCCGCTATGCCGCGGGGCACGGATGCAAGGTCACCAAGGTTGCGCCGCTCGTTGGCCTCTGCCTGGGCAATGCGTGCATTCAGGTCTGTGAGTCGGTTCTCAAGGCTGAGATTGCTTTGCGCCTCGAAGGCACGAAAACCGTCGATGAACTGGGCAAGAGCGGTGGCAGCCTCGACGATGGCCCGCTTCAGCGAGTTGCCCACTGTTTGGGCGACAAGGTTGAATTTCCGGTCCAACTCTTCGGCACGCTCAATAAGCTCGGCGTCCATAACCAGGCCCATGTCATGGGCGAGGCGGATTTGCTCCCTGATCTTGGCCGCTCCCTCGTCTAGCAGCTCGACAAAGCGTTCACCTGCCGTGCCTCCGAATATCTCATCGGCAATGCGGATCTGCGCGGCCTGGTCCAGTTGCTCCATCCGACCGATGATTTCGGTGAACAGTTCGGACGGGTTTTCAAGGCGGCTCTGGAGGTCATCTGCCGCAAAACCAAGGCGCTGGAAGGCTTCTGCCGCTGGTCCTTGACCGGTGACGATGAACTCATCCGCGCGCAGATTGAGTTCCTTGAGGCCATCGGTGAGCGCGTCGATCGGAATACGGTTTTGTTCGGCCACAAATCCAAGTTCTTGGAAGACTTCCACACCGAGGCCGGCGCGTTCTGCCTCGCGACCGATGTCCGCTACTCCGCGCGCAACCCGGCCTAGCGCGGTTACTGTGCCTGCCACACCACCGGCCACCAGACCACCAGCAAGCCCCCGCGCAAACAGTGTCAGATGCGTCCCCGTCGCCTTGAGAGCCCGGTTCATTGATGTGGTTGAGCGGACCATATCCCGCTCCATTTGCCGGGTGGTGCGGCGGCTATCTCGGCGCATGCGGCCATAGGAGCGATCGACGGTGCGCTCGATTTTCCGTGCGTTCTTTTCCGCATCGGAGATTCGCAGCTCCATCGCCGCGACAAGGCGTTCGATATCGCTCATTAGAAAGCTCCCATCTCGATTGGGTCAAACCAGGGCGCGTCGTACACGGAGTGCTCCGCACCCGCCTCGCACCTCGCGCAGGCCATGACTGCCGCGACCGCGCCATCAATTTTGTTGCCTGACTTACCCTTGTGGAACTGCCGATTGCCGGCCTTGTCGGTTTCGACCTGAATGTTCTCGAAGTTCCAGCGCAGGATCGGATGCCCGCCATGGCGAAACTTGCGACCGATGATGGACCGTTCGAGGGTCTGAACAGCCGGCGCCATACTTACCCAGCCCTGCCGGAACTCGACCGCGGGGATCCCGTCCTCGTTCAGGTTCGCCATCATCGAGCGTCCATAGGTCGGATCAAACGCCACTTCCTTGACGTTGAGGCGGGCGCATAGTTCGCGGATATGGTCCTCGATGGCGCGCAGGTCGACGACGTTGCCGGGCGTCGGAGTGATGAAACCTTGTTCCGCCCACGCAACGTAGGGCACGCCCTGCTTTTCCTCGCGCTCACGCAGGTTCTCCCCAGGACAGAAGAACCACGGGTGCACATGGAACCCGCCATCGCCATCGGACCAAGCGGCCACGATCACTGTCAGGTCTTCCACCTTGGAGAGGTCAACGCCCAGATAGAGCGGCGTCTGGTTGGCCTCGACCTCATCGAGGTCCACCGGCATGCGGCCCTGGTCGTAAATCTTCATGTCGACGAACGGGCTTGTCGACTGGTCCATCCATACGTTCAGATTGAACTGAAGGAAGGTCTCTCGATCGAAGATGGAATGCTTGGCCTTTTCCGCGTCATTGCGAAGGCCCTCGATGTCAGGATAGCCATGCTTCAGGCCCGGATTGACGGCATGCCAAAGCGACTCATTCTGCCATTCGTCATCCTTTTCAGCCATGAACAAGACGGGCAAGGTCGACGGATCTTCAATCTGGCCGGTTTGAACCTTCCGAGCATAGTCGATCACATCCCAGCCAAGGTCAGACTGGCCTCTACCCGATGTTGTGGCGACAATCATCAGCGTATCGCTGATCTTCGACATTGCAGACTGCAGCGCCTTCCATTGCCGCCGGCCTGGCTCACCCAACCAAGCAAGCAACTCATCCGCGATGATGACCTTCGGAGTTTTTCCCAAGAGGGTGTTTCCCTCGGATGAAACGGCCTGGTATCGGCTGCGCTCTGCAGGAAAGAGGATGCGCGCGCGATAGTCTGCGCAATCGAGATGCTTGCGCATGCGCGGGTCGGACTCAGCGATCAGCGCTGCCTCTTGATAGAGCTCTTTGGCCTGTTCATGCGCAGCCGCCGCAGACACAATCAGGCTTCCCGGTCGGCGATCGGGGCCCATCAAGTTGAGAAGGGTCAGGGCCGCGCAGAGCGAGGTCTTTCTGTTACCTCTAGGGACGCACATCGTGACACGGCGCACGATCCGTCGACCATCCTCATGGCGCGGACCTTCGATGGCTCGAACGATCCGTTCTTGCCACGGGTCAAGCTGAAACGCGTTGCCGGGTAGACGGCTGCTTGGATGGCGCAGGCGGCGCAGCCATTGCACAGCGCGCTCGCCATGGCCGAACGGGTCAGGGATCTCTGAGCCGTCGTTAATCCAGGAGGGAGTCAGCATCATCGTCATCCCTGATGGCAGGCCTCGAACGGCTGACTGGTGTCAGGCCCAGTTCGCTGGCGAGAAGCCGCGCGCGCGTCATCGCGTCGGACTGAATCCCCACCGACGGGTTACGCTTCATCTGCCCAGCAACTTCGATCACCTGGCCATGCTGTTGGAGGTGACGCTCGCACTCGCGGACCTGACCGATGGCCGTGCAGTAGTTCTCAAGGCTGCCGAGGTCGGCCTTGGTGAGAATCCGCCTGTCGGTCAGGATCGGCATGACCCGGCGCCATTCCGCCTTGGCGTCTTTCGACAACCAAGCGGGCGGCGGCATGACCCGCTCAACGGGCTCGTTATCAATCACCAGTTTGGGTTTCACGCCTCTCATGTTCGCGGCTCCTCGCATCGGATCTCCACACCGCGGCGGCGCGGGATCGGGACTAGCTCGCGAATGTTGAGGCGCAGGCCGTCATGAACCACCGCATCCTTTGTGGTGAGTTCCCCCTTGAACCGGCACCGGAAGACGCGCACCGCCTCTTCTCTCGCACCGTAGGCAGCGAGGTATTCCTTGGCCGTGTCAGTCACCAGTTCCGCTTTGACGGTGGCGACGTCGGTCCAGTCCTCGATCGGCTCTCCCCAAGCGCTCACCGTATGGGTGAACCGCTGCAGGGTAATGGTTTGGTCGAGTTTCCCGGCCCTCATGCGGTCACCTGCACAATCGTCTCGACGGTGACGACGGCATGGCCTGTTTCGCCATCTGGATCACGCATGAGTCGCACCGATGACGCTCGCACGTCGACACAGTCATAGCCCTCCTCAAGGGCCAGGCGTCCCGCATCGATAGCCTGGGCGACGGCACCAGCGATCATGTTCGCGCCGCCCAGACCCTTACCGATCTTCCAGCAATGCAGGTCATGGACCACGCGCCAGCGCTTGCGGGCGATGTCGTCGCCATCGTCGAGCACCTGCCCTTCTCCCATGATGACGGCAGGGTCCGGCATGGGCCGCTGGTTAACGTCCAAGACATTGCCCGATGGCACTAGCGCGGTGACCGCGGGCGAACCGGTTAGCCGCTGATAAAGCGATTTTTGGACGGCCAGGCCGATGCTCATGAGCCCGTCCAGTTCTCGCGCACCGCCTTCGACAGTGCGCGCTTGTGGCGAGCCTTGTTCCGCCTTGAGGTGATCCTGTAGCCGGGCCAGAACCAAGGTTGTGCCGGTGCGTGCTTAGTCCCGTACTCGACCAAATGTCCTGTGCGAACTTCCTGGTTGCCTGCCGTCACCCAAACTTGGTTTTCCGGAACCATCTCAGACCCGCCAGGCTGCGAGTAGGCCGGGGTACGCTGACCGGGACCGGTGACGGTTATGCTATCGCGCAGGGCTCCGGTATCGACCGGCACAAGCGCACGCTGCGCCCGTGCCGTCTCTTCAGCCGACTTGATGAGCGCCTTTGTCAGTTCCTCCCGGCTGGCGTCCATGACCCGGCGCAGCTTCCGCTTGAACCCTGCGGTCCCGGTGTCATGCCTCGACATAGCCGAAACTCCAGTCTCGATATTCAGCAACGATCGAAAGCACGCTGAACGGTACATGCTGCGGGGCTCCAAATGCCGCCGCTTCGCGCTGTTCGAACCACCACGCGGCAAGTTGAAGGACCGCCTCTTTCAAGGGAGCGGGCGTCTCATCCGGGTACTTCTCCTCGATGGAGAAACCGAGAATCCGCTCGATGTGACCCTGCGCAGCGTCGATCTTCGAGGACATGAGTGTGTCCTCGTCGTCGTCGGAATAGCGCACCTGCTTCTTGAGTTCGTCGAGCGTCACAATCGCCATATGCCAAAAACCCTGTTTTCCGCCTCTATGCAGCGAGCTACCCCCCGCCGGTCCCTGATGAAGCGCCAGCAAAGGAACCCACCCCGGTTGCTTAATCGCCGGTTGCCGCGTTGAGACGCACTACGTTCGAGTTGATCGCGATGTTCGCGTTGAGGCGCAGGACAGAGTTGGCACTGTCCACCGTCTCACCCACTGACATGACCATGCCAATCATCTTGCGCTCTGATGGCGTGGGAGCTGCACCGGTCGCGGGTGCATCGTTGAACACAACGCGCACAGGGTAATTGTGGTTGGATGCCTCGGCTTCCAGCACTTTGGCTTGACCGGAGTCGGAGTAATCGAGGCCGGCGCTGATCTCCAGGTTCGGCGCAGCGCGCACACCCTTCATCCGCTTGCGGCGATTGTTGCCAAGGGAGTTGAAGTCGACGGACTCGGCTTCATCGCCAACTGTGCCGATGGTCTCAAGCGGGGTGACCTCGATCCACGACACCGCATCGAAGTCGGTCTCAACAAAGTCGGTGTTCTTGTCGTCCATTGGTGCGGAACCGATGTAGAACTTCGAGCCTGCAGCGGCAAAGATAGGCATGGAACTGTCCTCCTATGCGTGGTCGTAAGCGCGCTCTTCGCGCTGCTTGGATGAGTTGTGGTGGTGGGCGCACAAGGGCTGCCATAGGGTGCGATCCCAGAAGAGGCGCTTGTCCCCCTTGTGCGGGATCACATGGTCCACCACCGTTGCCGGTGCGCCGCATCGGGCGCAGGTTGGATACATCTTCAGGAAGTCCCGGCGTGCTCGCTCCCACTTGGCGTCATATCCGCGTTGAGAAGCGTTGGGCCGCTTGGCATCGTGGCGAGCCTTGCGGGCGCGATCACGATCCAACTGGCACGGGCAGCGCAGGCCGCCGGCAACCCGGCGACCGCACTCACACACCCTGGGCGACTTCCACGGCATCTTAGGACGCCGGTGCCTTGATGAGGTGCACTGCCTCCTGCAGGACTGGCTTCGCGCCGGAACGGCGACGGGCCCTCAGCTTGACCACGCCAGTGTCTGCGCCGGTGTAATCGTCACGCATGATCTGCAGGCCCACACGGTCTGTTATGGTGTAGGCAGCGCGGAAATCCCCAAGGGCTATGGGGATGCCGTCCAGGGCAAGATCATCCATGTCCGGTGCGGGGACCACCGGAACGCCAAGGAAGCGGGCTGGAGTGCCATCCGCCAGACTGTCGCTCCACAATGTGCCCTTGGTCGTGGTGTCCGCTGCGTTGCGGATCACACCCATTGTGGCACGGTTCATAAGCCACGTCGCATTGCGGGCGTAGGGAGCGGGCAGCGCGTAAAAAGCCTCGATGCACTTGGCGATGATGTCAGAACCATCGACTGCAGCCTCGGTGCTCTGATAGCCCGCAATCAACGTGGTATCGAGCAGGCCCAGCGGCTTGCCATTGCCATCACCGGAGATGTGGGCCGTCGCCTCGCTCTTGGCGAACTGCTGTGCGATCTGCCCCTGTAGGTAGCCCGCAAGATCGATCATGGAATCTTCCAGCAACTGCCGCGAGATGGGCACGATGACCGCATGCTCATGGTTGTCGATCTGGATCTGGCCGAAGGTCGGTTCGGATGCCTGTCGGGTGCCGGTTTCGGCAACCCATGTGCCAGACAGGCGCCCAGTCAGAGTCGGCATGTAGACCGTGGTCCCGCCAACGCTCATAACGGTCGAAAGAGAGCGCAGCGGCGACATCTCGTTGATGCCCTCGACGATGCGGCGGCTGTACTCCGGCGCGACCAATTCAGCACCCTCATTCGCGGTGCCGATGTTGAGCGCCTTCTGGTTGGAGCCGTTCAAGCCCAGCATCTTGCGCTGTTCGTCGGTCTCCTCATAGCGCAAGAACGCATTGATGGCCTTGGTGGTCTCGCGGCCATCGTCGCTCTTCGCCTGCGCATGCGGGCGGTTCATCTTGGCTTCCAGCGTGTCCAGCCGTTCGGTCAGGGCAGACGTATCTGCCTTTTCTTCAACAGCCTTGATGCGCTGGTCGACGGTCGTGGAAAGATCGGCAAGGGCCTTTTCGACCATTGCCTCGGGCGCCTCATCGGCGTCCTTCAGTTCGATGGGGGGAGAATAGGTCATCGTTTTACCTCGCTTGCAGGTTTGCAGTCGTGCGGTGAATCGCGGCTGCGATGCGCAGCGCGGCAAGAGCGTCCTTGGCATTGCGGACGCGGGCCTGGGGGTGCATCGGGATCGCGACCAAGCTGCACTCCAGGAGTTCCAATTCGCTGATGGTGCGCCCGCCGCCTTTGCGGGGCTTCTGCTTTTTCGGGATGAAGCCGACTGAGATGCCGGTGATCGCCCCAGCCTTGACCAGCGCGTGAACTTCCCGGGCGTTGGCAACCTCGTTGATGAGCAAAGAGCCCTTAAGCTCCAGGCCCTCGTCGGTTTCCTTGGCTTCGGACCATGAGCCCAAAACCATACGATCATCATGCGCGAATAAAAGGGGAAGCGGCATCTGCGCACTGGCAAACGCGCCCTTCTCAATCACATCGCCAATCCGATCAGGCAAGCCGAAAGGCCAGCCAATACCGCTGATCTCGCCCGTGTCGCTGGCGAGCATCTTGGTCTTGATGAAAGCGCGATCCATCAGGTTGCCCCCTCGCGATAAACGGCCCTGTCACCGGCATAGGCATCCACTTGTGCGGCAAGCCATGTACCGGCCTTGAGAAGGCGCACGGCGGTCTGGTGTGTCAGAGGAACGGCTTCGCCTCCGTCGGTGACATCCCAATCGAGGATGCAGCGGGCCAGGGTGCCAAGATGCGCCTTTTCGCGGGCCTCGGCACTCACGCGGCCTTCATCGTCGGCTGCGTCGGTAAGCTCATCGGTCATGGCAAGACGTGCGCGGCGCTGGGCTTCGGAGTCCGGGCCAGCTATGCGCATGCGCATGCCAGTCGCCTCGCCCGTTACCGGGTCCAGAATGTCGAACCACCGGCCCCGGTCGTGGTCAGCAACGGCGCTGATAACGTCACTTATCTCCATCATGTGGCCGGCCCCTGGTTGTCTTCCTGCGGTGCGGCGGCGCCCGGTTGGCTTGCGCCCGTGTGTGGGTTGGCGAACGCGTTGCCGTCCTCGTAGGGCGCTAAGCCCTCGCGTTTCCGGGCCTCGTTGGCGTTCATGACGCGGGCGGCGATGAGCTTGGAGTAGGCGGTCGCGCGGCTGCCCAGATCGGCGCGGCTCAGGTCTTCACGCTCAAAGTGGACGCGGTACTCGCCACGCTCGGCTTCTGTGAACAGCGTGCGGTTGAACTCGCCTTCGAGGATGCGCAGCCAAGGTTCGACGCAGAAAGCGAGGAACTCGATCGCAGCATGCTCGATGGATTTGTATCCCGCGCCAGTCAGTTCGAAGATCATGCTCGGTGGCACGCGAAAAGCACGGGCGATCTGGAGGTTTTGAAATCGCTGGAGCTCTAGCGTCTGCGCATCGACGCTGGATAGGGTGAGCGGCCGGAAGGTCGCGCCGGCATAGAGTGTGGCGGTCTTGCCCGCGTGGCCTGGACCCTCGTGAGCTGCCTTCCAGCCCGCTTTCATGGCCTTGATTGCGTCTTCGCCAACGCCGTTCGGAACTTCGATGATGCCGCCTGGTTTCGCACCGTTGGCAAAGAATTTGCCGGTGTGGTCTTCCGCTGCTTTGGCGACGGCGATCGCCTGCTTCGCGAGGGTGAGCGGTGAACGATCAAATCCGCATCGAACGTGGATGATATCGCGTGCGTTCACAGCCCTGTCGGCGATGGCATAGCTCAGTTGGCCGGTGCCATCGGTGGCACGCGTGACGGCGATGCTTCCTGCGTCGTAGAGGATCAGTTCGCGCGGGCTGTTCGATCCGCGGTTGACGTAGGCAAGCCCACCCTCATCGTAGACGAGCGCGCCAGCGACAAGATCGCGTATGAAGGCAGGGCCGGACAGCCAATCGTTCGCCTGGCGTGTGAGACGGTCGGCGACCGGGTGGTCTTCAACCGCCTCCCAGGCATCGCCGGCCTTAGCTTGGACTGTGACGTCGAGACTTGAGCACGCTTCCGATATCAACCGGACGCAAGACAGAACGGCCGGAACCCGAAGGGCTTCGGCAGTGGTGACGCTTGGTGCGGACGCCGCGCCGCCGCCAAACAGATCAACCATCCAGTCCGCCGGGATGGCGGTCCCGCTGGCACTTTTTGTTTCGGACTGTTTGTTAAATGGCCACATGCCGGGAAAATACCGGTCGGTAAACGGCAGCGGCAGTGGCTAAAAGCGGCGATCATTCTCACTGGGTTGCACTGAGTTCGTCTTTCCGATCAGAAACGCATCCAGATCGGTTTTCGCAACCATAAGCCGACCGGCAAATTTGCGGATCGGGGAATCGGGCAGTTTGGCCAGAACCCTGCGCACATACTCAGGCTCGACACCCGCATAGATCGCAATGCTTTTCGCGCCCCATAGATACCCTGACCGAAATGTCGACTGATCGAAGCGTTCGGGCGTGAGGTCAGTCAAAGGCACCGCCGCTTGCTGTCCAGGGATATGATTTCAGCCGATGGTCGCTCCGGCACCACAGGGCGAAGTTCCTCCAGTCGCTGCAGGACAGAGTCACGGAAGAGCACTTCCTGTTCGGCGCGTTGCGACCGGTCCAGGCCGATCTGCACGCACATGATATCCACGGTGGCGATGCCGCGGTTGAGATAGGCGAGTGCACCACGCTCTGCTCGTGAACTAGCCATGGACTGAGCTGTGGTCTCGATAAGCCCAGCCATCCGTTCCACCGGGAACAAAATGACGCTTTCGCTGATGAAGAGATCACCTTGCATTTGCCTGCACCTTCTGAGGCGGGGCGCTGCCCCACTCCCCGTCGGGGTCTTGACCCCGAACCCCTTGTGTTCGCGCTTCGCGCTCCACTTGTTCTGAGGATGAGACAGGTGCGTCGCTACCTGATATATATACTGCTCGCGACGGACTTGTCTCACGAGTGGTTTTTGCCTGCTTTTTCTTGCGATACCACGTCGCTCTTGAAACACCTTCGCGCTGCCAGGGAGCCTGAGCCGCAAGCGACGCTTCCTCATAGTCATCACGTGGTTTCTGGCCCTGAGCACGACGCCTGCGCTCGGCACTCATGCGATCGCGCTCGCGTTTCCTTTCCTGTGCCAGCCTCTTGCGCGTTCTCTTGTCCACGTCGCAGGCACCTATCGTGGTCAGCCCAAGCCGTGTCCGCTCTTCCATGGTGACACAGAGCATGGCGGCGCAATCATCGGCGCTCTGCATGTGCTTGCGCATTGCCGACAGTTCAACAATCGGCTGTATCTCCCATTCGTAGTCCACCCAGGGGGCCCAGCTCTGGATCCATAGACCATCGAAACGCTCCGACAGACTTAAAGCCGCTGCCTTGAAGTAGAGGTCGGCATCGTCGGTGGCGGGGATTTCTGTCTCATGCCGGCTGCGGATAACCCGCTCAACCTCAGCCAAACGCACATCATTAAGATTGATGGGGCGCGGGCGGGTTCTGTCTTCCCACACCCCGATCACGGCCTTGCCGACCGTGACCTTGCCCGTTCGATCCAAGGGCTTTTGGCGCTTGGCCGCTATCACCGGTCAGCCTCGAAACTGCCGAAGATCCGACGACGTTCTGCTTTCTCTCGCTCTTCTCGATCGATCCGCATGGCTTCTGTTTCTATGATCCGGATCTGCTGACCTTGGGCGGCGAAGTGCAGACGTTCCTCATGGAACTCTTCGTTAGACATTCCGCCTCGAATGGTTTCGCGTCTGCCGTTCTCGACCCTATCGATGCGCCAGAAGAGGTCGCGGCAAACTATCTGTCCGTAGTAGCCGATCTCAGGCTGTACTTTGTACGCCTCGTAGTGGACGCGGGCCGCCTTGCGACGGCTTTTGCGCTTGCGGTTCTTCCAGGCCTCAACGCCAAGTTTTTTGCGTGCTCCTTCGTCCGAGGCCGTCATAGCGCCGCGGCCTCCGCATATCGCACGGCAGTGACAGCCACCTGGATCGGTTCTTCGTGACATTGGAGATGGTAGCCCGCTGCGATGCGAAATAGGTGGCCGGCGTTGGCTTGGTCGGGCTCTCGGTTTTCGGCCTCTGTCACGACGGCGCCATAGGCGGCAGAAAGCTCATCCATGACATCAGAAACGGCGGACTCGGCCCTGTCACTGCATTGGACGCGAGGTTGGCTGTAGACGCCGTGCATTGCGTTTGCTCCGGCAACCAGGGCATCGAACAGACAACCAAGCTCTGCCGGCTCCAAGTGCCTGAGACGATCCTTGAACACGTCGTGATCGAAGAGACCCTTGCGAACTTTGACGGGCGAAGGGCCGGGCCGTGACGCAGCGATCAAGAACGCCTTTAAGTCTTGGTTGCTGATGCCTGCCTTGTGCGCCTTGACGCGAAGAGCCTGTAAGGCCGCAGGGTCGCCATGGTTGTCTGCCTGATAGAAGACGCCGCGTTGAAAGCCGAAACTAGCGCCAGCATCCTCCATTTCTTCAACATGCTGCCGGACCGTATAAGGCGCGGGTTCGCTGCTGAGGGCTTCAAACGCCGCGTCGATAGCAAGCTCTTCGTCGGCGTTGGTCTGTTGATGTTGTTCCAATCGCGCTGAGATGTTCATGAGATCCAATCCTTAGTTGGTGAAACGAAAAGGGCAGCCGGTGCGCGCAAGGTTGCAATCGCAACGGCGCCAGTTCGGCCGCTACGGTTTCGGCTGAAGTGGCTCAACGCTTTTCTGGAAGTGTGGTGGATGGAACGTTGCTAGAGAAGCTCATGCCGCATCGACCTTTTGCCGGTCGTCTGCAGGCGCGCCAGGCGTCAGAATGAACTCAATCAGAGTATTGCGGTCAGCCACCCAACGACCGCCGACCCGCTTGGCTGGCAGAAGTCCGCGGGAAAGCATGTGGTGTGTTTGGCGGTGGTTCCGCCCGATAACTTTGCCGATGGCCTCCACACCCCAAACGGGGCTGAAGTCCGGGCGTTCCTTTAATGCGTTTGTCATTGCCGGCATCCTCTTGTTAACTACCGTAGGAATATCACTACGGTGGGCATTTGATGTCAAGAGGAAACTACGGTAGGAACCAGGGGCATTGAGCGGGAGGCCCTGGTGTTATGCGGATTGAGTGTGAGTGATGGCGAGAAATGATGCCCAGCTGAAGCTGTATGTGCCGCATGATCTTCGAGATCGGATCATGGCGTATGCAAAGGGCGAGGGGAGGTCTACCAACGCTGAGATCATTCGCATCTTAGAGCGTGAGTTTCCCGCCCCAGAAAGCCCAGAGTACTTGGCGCGGAACATGCTCAAGATGATAGACATGCTGAAGGACAATCCTTCAGAAGCTTCGATAGAAGCCGCAGCTTCAGAAATGTATCAGCTGATGCAGAAGATCGTGGCCGGTCAGGTGGTTGGGGTCGATCAACAAGGCCGTTTAGCAATCAAAAGAGCTTGGGAGGAGCTGCAGGAAGAACACCAGCAGCGCCAATTTGATAGCCTTGATTGGGACGAAAACGAGGAGGAATCTATACGCTGGGGCGGGACCACGGCAAAGGTTGTCGTAGTGGACGACGAAATCCCAGAGGACGACAAGTGAGCGTCAGAAAACGCTCCTGGACCACCAAGGGGGGTGCTGAAAAGTCAGCATGGGTTGTGGACTATGTGGATGCGCGCGGGAAGCGCCGTCAGCGGACATTCAAGCTCAAGAAAGAGGCCGACGCCTTCTCTGTCACCGCTGCGGTCGAGGTGCGTGAGGGTGTCCACATTGCGGAAAGCGATAGCGCCACAGTTGCTCAGGCGGGGGACTTCTGGATTGCCAGTTGCGAGGCCAATGGGCTGGAGCGCACCACGCTAGATCAATACCTGCAGCATCTACGCCTGCACATTCGACCCTTCATCGGCGACACGAAGCTCTCCAAGCTGAATGTGCCGGCCGTGCGGGCCTTCCAGGACACCCTCAGAGAGAACGGGCGCTCATCCGCGATGGTGAAGCGGGTCACGGTATCGCTGGGCTCAATCCTCTCAGACGCGCAGGAGAGGGGCCTTGCAACACGCAATCCGGTGCGAGAGATGGCCAAGCGGCGGGGAGGGGCCTCAGGGCGCGCAGAGCGACGCCAGAAGGCGCGTTTGCGCTACGGGGTCGATATTCCCACCCAAGAAGAGGTGAGGGCCATTCTCGCGGCTGCTGAGGGCCGTTACAGGCCGTTGCTCATCACTGCGATATTCACTGGCATGCGCGCCTCCGAGCTTAGGGGCCTGCCTTGGAGCGATGTAGACCTCGACGGGGGTCGGGTGGAGATCAGCCAACGTGCGGACCGCTACCGCGTCATGGGCATGCCCAAGACCGACGCAGGACAGCGGACAATCCCACTCGCCCCGCTTGTGGTGAACACGCTGAAGAAATGGAGAATCGAGTGCCCGATCGGCGAACTCGGCTTGGTGTTCCCGAACAGCGCCGGAAACATCGAGTGGCATGCCAACATCATCAACCGTGGACTTAAGCCAACGCTTGTTCGGGCAGGAGTGACCGTGCCAAGCGACAAACGGGACGCGGACGGTGAGCTGATCATGTTGCCGAAGTACACCGGCCTTCACGCTCTTCGGCACTGGTACGCGTCGTGGTGCATCAACTCCAAAGCCAATGGTGGGCTGGAGCTATCGCCTAAAGCGGTGCAGGTAAGGATGGGTCACGGGTCCATCCAGGTGACCTACGACACATACGGACACCTGTTTCCTGAGGCGGATGAACAGCAAGCGTTGGCCGATGCTGAGGCTGCGTTGCTAAGCCGATGAATACGACTCCGCGCAGGAGCGGGGGGAGATCAATACCCGCGCGGACAACCAGCATGTTCCAGACGGGAACAAGCTATCGACCGCAGACCTCGGCCTCACCCGCAAGGAAGTACACGAAGCGCGGCGCATTCGGGATGCTGCACGCAACATGATCGCAACATGCCGAGATGCGAAACCAATGATAACAGAGGCTTAGAAATAAAATACACAGACTCTGACTCCGTTAGTCCTGGTTCGAATCCAGGTTCCCCAGCCAGAAAAATCTTTTAATTTCAATTGATTATTGCGTTTCGGTTAATGCCGAAAGTTCACGTAAGTGGCGCCGCTTCGTCACTTCAAATGCCACTTTCAGCGCGACTGAATTTGCTCGTCATTGCCTAACTCCTTGTATTCGCTTGGCCCAAAAATTTGTCGCCATGTTTGAGTAGCATTGAAACTGGTTATCAAAGGATGACACTTGTTCAACGAGACTTCACCCGCAAATCTGTCTCTGCCGAACGCCGACTCACAGTCCTGGGCAAGCTGGTCTCGTCCTCGATCAAACTTCACTGTAAGCTCTCGGTGTTCTACGTGGCTTCTTGTAAATTGCCGTCATGCCAGCCAATGCAAAGCCCCTTCGGAGAGTTGTTCTACGATGAGAAGTTTTGATATCGCGCTTTCTTTTGCGGGCGAGGACCGTGAGATTGTTGAGCAGTATGCAGAGGCACTTCTCTCAAGCGGGATACGCATTTTCTACGACAGGTATGAGCAAGCGTCACTATGGGGGAAGGACCTCTATCAGCACCTTCAAAAAATCTATCGGGATGAAGCGCAATACTGTGTTGTGTTTGTATCGCAGAGCTATCTTGAGAAGAATTGGACGAGACACGAAATCAAACAGGCGCAAAGCCGTTCTTTCGTTGAGAAAGCAGAGTACATTCTTCCAGTTCGGCTCGACGATTCCGATTTGCCAGGGTTGAATGCAACCGTTGGGTACATCGACGTGCGGTCTGTTGGCGTTGACCAATTAGTCGACCTGACACTTGAAAAACTGGGCAAGAAACAGGCGCCCGTCATAAGGAAGAAGCTCGCTGATGGGAGCGAAATCGACGCCGTCGAATACAATGGACACCTTATGGCGAAGGGACACCCCAAGCAGATTGAGGAGGCCCAGTACCTAACAATGTCACTCGTGACCGCGCCCTTTGAAAGAGTGAGGTACGGTGGCGAGACCAGGTATGCCGACGAAGAGACCGGGGATATTGATCTTCCCGATCTCTGCCATGACTGTGGAGTTCTGACTGGTCAGCTTCACGTGCCCGGCTGTGACATGGAACAGTGCCCCGCATGCGATGGGCAGGCCATTTCCTGCGGCTGCCGTCACCAAGCAGTGAACGCTCAAGAAGTTGAAGAATGGGAAGAGGGCCACCCTCTTTTTGACGATTGATGTCAGCGAGGCTGGGCCATTCTTCCCGATCTGATGGGTGCGATTACAGTGACCTTGTCATATGTGCCACTTTCCCAAAGCATGCCACTTCGGTGGCATTGCGTTGATACTTGGACCCATAAAATCAAATGAAAACAGACGTTTGAAGGTTTGTTGTCTACCAATTCTGTATCCTCAGTATACTCTGACTCCGTTAGTCCTGGTTCGAATCCAGGTTCCCCAGCCAGCTCTTCCATTCGATAGCCACAGACCTGCTTGTCAAAGCTGCAAAGCATTCAAGCGGCGGCGCGTGGTCTCGACAACTTCAACGTCATCCAGCCGGTCAGCCAAAAGATCATGGCGCATCAATTGGCGGGCGAGGTCCGCTGGCATCGAAAGTGTGATCGTCTCCTCGGTCACCGCTTCGGTCGTCTCTGGCAGGTTGTCGGTGGCGCCCATGACCATACCGCCAGCAACGGTGTTCAGCGTGTCCGGATCGATCAGCACAAACGATCCGGTGGCCCGGTTGTGCGCATAGGGGTCAAACACGCCGTCATCTTCCAGGTGCAGCGTGACGCGACCAATGGCGTTGTGATGCAGTGTCTGGGCGCTCGACCACGTTAGATCCTGCAAGTTCAGGGCGCTCTGGGGCGTGATGCGCGCACGTTGGCGACGGCTGCCCGATTTCAGCCAGTAGCGCGTTTCTGGGTTGAGGCTTTGTGCCGTCAGCACCACCACGTCTGCATTGACCTCTTGAACGCGTGTAGGTGCGGATGCTTTGGCCGCGATCATATCACCGCGCGCGATGTCGATGTTGCGGTCGAGCACCAAGGTGATGGCGTCGCCGGGCGCGGCTGACGACCTGTCGCCATCAAACGTGACGATCCGAGCGATCTTGGCATCCAGCCCTTGTGGCGCAATGGTGACTGCATCGCCAACGGCCACTGCGCCACCGCTCACCGTGCCTTGATAGCCGCGAAAGCTTTCATCCGGGCGGGCAACGCGCTGCACAGACAGGCGAAAACCTGTGTGGCCGTCATCTTGAACCTCTGCACCTTCCAGCGCATCGAGCAGCGTCGGGCCATTGTACCAGGGCATGTGAGCCGAGCCGGGCACGGTGACATTTTCGCCTTGCGGGGCGGATGTCGGGATCACCGTCACCTGATCCAGAGGCAAGTCCTTGGTGAAGGCACCAAACGCATCAGCAATGGCTTGGAATGCCTGCCGGTCATAGGCAACGAGATCCATCTTATTAACGACCAGAACCACCTGGCGAATGCCCATAAGCGAGACGATCATGGTGTGGCGGCGCGTCTGCTCCTGCAAGCCGGCACGCGCATCGACCAAAATGATCGCCAGATCAGCGGTTGAGGCTCCGGTCGCCATGTTGCCAGTGTACTGCTCATGGCCTGGTGTGTCGGCGACGATGTAGGAGCGGTTGGCCGTGGAGAAATAGCGATACGCGACATCAATCGTGATGCCTTGTTCGCGCTCAGCTTGAAGGCCGTCGAGCAGCAGCGAAAAGTCGGGCAGGTTCAGCCCATCATTGTCATTGCTGCCGTTCTTGTAGAGCCCGGCCACATGGTCGGACATCACCATTTTGGTGTCCCAGAGCAGGCGGCCGATCAGCGTGGACTTGCCGTCATCGACATTGCCGCATGTGATGAAACGCAAGGGGCGGGTGGCCCTGGTGGCCGCCACGGGAGCGATGAAAGGCGTGGCTGCGAGGTTGGAAGCGGCGCTCAT